CAGCGGAAGCAGATTCATTCTTCTTCAATTCTCCTTCATCATTATATCAAGAAGGTTCATCAGTTAACATAAGTTCGGTACTACCTGAGAAGGTCAAACAATCTGAGTTCTTAACGTGGTTAATTCGTGCCTTTAATCTTTACTATCAAGTTGACCAAATCGATTCAAAGAAATTCATCATTGAGCCGAGAGATGAATTCTACTTAAACGACTTTGAGGATATTACTAACTACTTAGACATATCAAAAGAAATTGATATTGCACCAATGGGACTCTTAGACTTTAGGAACTTTCAAATGCAATACAAAGAGGACGATGACGAGTTTAATAAGAAGTATCAAGAAGTTTATAGAGAGGCTTACGCCACAAAGAAATTCAATGTAAACAACGATTTCATAAAAGGTGATAAGACGGTTCAATTAGGGTTTTCAGCAAGTCCTTTAAGTGATTCAAAATATCATACAAGAATCATGACTAAAATTCGTCCAGAAGATTTCACAACAGGCAAAAAAGATATGCCGACTTATAATCTTAGAATTCTTTATTATGGAGGTTTGATTCCCGATGTGTCAGGGTTTGTTATGACTTATGGTGCGAGCGGTGCAAGTAGTTATCAATTCCCTTATGCGGGTATGGTTGATGATGTTTACGCTCCTACTTTTGATTTAGGATGTGGATTATCAAGGGCAATAAATTACGGCTCATTTGTTCGGGATGCGGTTCAATTAACTGATGCAAATTTATTTAATCTTTATTGGAAAAGAACGATTGAAGAAATAACGGATAAGGATTCAAAAGTTGTAACAGCTTATTTTAAGTTTTCACCTCTTCAATTGAATAGTTTAAGTTTTAGAAAGTTTTACAAAATAGATAAGCAATTTTATCGACTCCATTCAGTTGAGTATGACTTAAGTTCAAAGGATACAACTAAGGTTCAATTCTTAAAACTAAAAACCTCACCAGTATTCACACCAAGTACAACAAGAGGAAACGGAGGTATTGGAAGCGTAAGCGGTGGCGATATTACACCGATGTTCGCCAAACAAACAAACACTACTTACTTCAGTGATTACAGCAACACAGCCACAAAGATTCAACCTAATTCAGACACGATTGTACTTATAGACTATTCACAAAAGATTTGGTTTATTGATTCAGCAACAACAGTATATCTACCTGATGCAAATTCAATTCCACCAATTAACGGAGCGCCAATAATTGTGATTAGAAACATAGGGGGAAGTGGAGCAGATGTGTATTCAATTAATTCAAGCCAAGATGTAGATGGTGGCACTCATGTTCATTTGAGAGCAGAGGAAACGATATGGGTGGCAGCTAACAATAATAAATGGGAAGTACTATTCAAATATAAACAGCCATGATAGAACTATTTAATAATAACAATTCAAGATTAACAGACTTATCTGACTTGATTAAACTAATGAGAATTGATTCAAACTATATTTCAATAATAAGAGAATACGAGAATGGCAAAAGTTAAGGCATTAATAGGGATTGAAACTGACATAGGTAACTCAGATGTTCAGTTAAAGAAGTTAGATAAGGAAGTAAACAACGTAAAGAAGTCTGCAAAGGATACTAAAAGTAGTTTAAAAGGAGTCGGTGGTGCAGTTAGTGATTTGGGCGGTCCATTAGGTCAGGCATCAAGTGGAGTGCAGACTTTAGGCAAGGCGTTTATGACGTTATTAGCTTCACCAATTGGTATTATAGTAGGTTTACTTGCGGGTATTGTGGCTTTATTATCAAGGCTTGACCCTGTAGTTGATAAAGTAGAACAAGGCTTAGATGCGTTGACTGCAATATTCGACACCTTAGCAGGGAATTTAGATAAGGTTGGAAAGTTATTCATGCAGATAATGACACTTGATTTTAGTGGTGCAACTAAAACCGCTCAGGAATTAGGAAGTGCAATGGGTGACGCTGCTAATGAAGCTATCGACTTACGCAAAAGTATTCAAGCATTAGAGGACGACCAGAATGAGTATACGGTATCCAATGCAAAAGCAGAAGTGGCAGTTAAGAATCTTTTAATTCAAGCTAAGAATGTCAACTTAAGTTATAAGGAAAAGATAAAGATTTTAAAGGAGGCGAGTAAGATTGAAAAGGAAGATTATGAAGCGGGATTAAAGATTGCAGAAGAAAATGATAGGATAGCAAAAGCTGAATTAGCGAGGATTGATAAGGCGGGAGTTAATAGAGGCGATGCAGCTAAAGCGGCAGCTGATGCAGAAGCGGCATTGATAAGGTATAAGGGTCAAAGTGCAGACCTTCAAGAAAGAATACAGAATAGAATTGATGCAGTTAATGAGGCTCAGGCTGCTAAGGATAAGGCAAGAAAAGACCAACAAGAAAAGGAAGATAAGGAAAGGGCGGAAAGAGAGAAAAAGTTAAATGATGAAAAGTTAGCACATCTTAGAAAAGGTCAAGGCGAATATGAGGCATATCTAAAAGAGCAACAGAGATTAAGGGATGAAGCGTTGCAAAAAGAAATTGATGCTATGTTATTAGGCAATTCTCAAAAGCAATCATTGACCGAAGAGGAGGCGAATAAACTTTTAGAAATAAGAAAATTAACTGATGCGGAGATAGCCACCTTAGCACTTTTAAGTGTAGATAAACAAATTGAATATATCAATAAACTTAGAGATGCAGATAAGAATGTATTAGATGCTAAGTTAGCTGCTCAAATTGATTTTGCCAACCAATTATCAGGCTTATTAAATAACGTATCTAACTTAATGGGGCAACAATCTGAGGAGGGCAAAGCAATGGCAGTAGCAGCGACTTTGATTAATACTTATGTTGCTACGATGCGAGCCTATACAGAAGGGTTAAAGGTTGACCCGACAGGAGTATTTGCATTTCTATCAGCAGCAGCGGCAGCGGCAACAGGATTGAAGGCAGTTCAACAGATATTAAGTACAAACGCAAAAGGAACTGATGGAGGTGGAGGAGGAGGCGGACCTATTGCATCAGCACCGCCACCAATAACCAGACCGAGTTCATCCTTCGTGCAGTTAGATAATCGTGGTCCATTAGACGTTAACAACGTAGGCATGACTAAGGTTGTAGTGGTTGAGTCAGATATTACACAAGTACAGAATCAAGTAAGTTCAATTAAGGCTAAGGCGACAATAGGTTAAAACAAATAATTTAAATAATACTTTACTACATGGAATTACCATTATACGAATTAGTAATTAGCGATGAAGATGATGAATCGGGAGTTGACTTTATATCCTTAGTCGATAAGCCTGCAATTAAAAGAAATTGGATAGCATTTAAAGACGAACAATTCGAATCTTATACAGATTACCCTGAACAAGCAAAAGAGAACGCAAAGATAGCTTTAAGATATGCAGAGGAAAACGGATGGGGTGATTGTGGAACTGATGTCGGAAAACAAAGAGCAAACCAACTCGCAAAAGGCGAAGCAATAAGCAGAGATACAATAGCGAGAATGGCAGCATTTGAAAGACATAGACAAAATAGCGATAAGGAATTGGGTGACGGATGTGGAAGATTGATGTGGTTAGCGTGGGGAGGTGATGCAGGTATAGAATGGGCCCAAAGAAAACTTAGTCAAATAGATAAAAAGGCTTTTAGTTTTAAATCAGATCAAGAGAAAAGAATTATAAGCGGTCCTGCTATGATTCCAAATGAATTGATTTACCGAAAAGATAAAGAGGGCAAAGAATATAACGTAGTATTCTCAGAAGAAACGATTCAAAAAATAGTTGAGAAATATTTTAAAAGTCAATACACAACTAACTTCAATCTCCAACACAAAAAGAGTTTATTAGCACAAGGGGTTTACTTGATTGAATCCTTTGTCATAGACGAGGAAAGAGGAATTAATGCCCCTAAAGGTTTTGAAGATTTACCAAATGGAAGTTGGTTTATTTCCTGCAAAGTTGACAACGATGAGATATGGAATGACTTTATAAAAGAAGGAGTTTTTAAAGGGTTTTCAGTTGAGGGATTCTTTCAAGAAAAACAAGTTAAGGAAACTAAGTCAGAAGAATTACAATTACTTGAAATGTTAAATAAATTACAACAAGATAAATATAATATAATTACCAATATGAGTGAAGCTAAAAACTTATTAGAAAAATTAAAATCAATGTTTCAAGAAACAGAAACTATTGAAGAAAAGGTAACCATGCAAGAAGCTAAATTAGCTGATGGAATTACTATCATAAAATGGGATGGCGAATTAAAAAAAGGGACTTTAGTTTCAGTCGTTTCAGAAGAAGGCGAAATCCCTGCTCCAACAGGCGACCATGAGTTGCAAGATGGACGTAAGATAACTATCGAAGAAGGCGGAATGGTATCATCAATTGAAATGCCAAAAGAAGAAAAGGAAGATGAAAAGGAAGCGGGCGAAGTTGAGATAAACATGAGCGAGCAAGAGATAATGGCTATCAAAGAAATGTGTAAGTCTTATGAGTCAAGAATCAAGGCACTTGAAGATAAAATGAAGGTTGATAGCGAAATGATTTCTGAGCAAACTGAAACAATTGGCAAGCAAAAAGAAGCTATGTCATTGATGTTTCAAATCGTTGAGAAATTAGCAGATGAACCGAGTGCAGAAGTAAGCAAAACAGAATCATTCAATGTGAAATTATCTGAGCAAAAACAAAACGAATTAGATAATCTAAGTAGAGTAGTAGAATTTTTAAACAAGAAATAAAATATTATGTCATTTAATGTAACGGCTTTGGCAGCCTACACAAAAGCCAACGAAAGAGAACTATTGACTAAGTCATTATTCTCAGCTAAATCAATCAGTTTAGCTACTAAAATGCCTGGCGTTAAATCGTCACAGCAAGTAAACGTAATGGATACCGATGCGGTATTCCAAGCAGGTACATCTTGCGGATTCAGCGCATCAGGAACAACAACATTTTCAAACAGAACATTAACTGTTGCACCTATCAGAGTACATGAGGCTTTATGTCCTAAAGACTTAGAAACTAAGTACCTTCAATTAGTGATGGCTCCAGGTTCTAATCCTAAGACTATTCCTTTCGAAGAGAAGTACACCGATTTAAAAGCGGGTTTAATCGCAGAACAATTAGAGACTGCATTTTGGCAAGGTGATACAACTTCAGGGAATTCGAGTTTAGCTCGTTTCGATGGGTTGTTGAAAATCATCACAGCGGCTTCGGGTTCAGTTATCCAAGCTAATGCAAGTGCATTCACAACAGGCGCACCTTACAGCGCATCAGGTGGTATCACTACTTCGAATGTGATTGCAATTTTTCAAGGTGTTTACAGAGCATTACCAGTTGCGATATTAGACAAACCTGATACGGTTGTATTTTGCGGAATGGGTACATTCAGAACTTACCAATTAGCATTAACCAATGCTAACCTATTCCATTACAATACCGATTCAAGTAACTCAAATTTTGAGATTACTATTCCCGGTACTAACATCAAAGTAATTGGTGTGAATGGATTGAATAATACTAACCGCATAATTGCAATGAGAAGTTCAAATATGTTCTTTGGTTGCGATGTGATTGGTGAAGAATCTAAGTTTGAAATGTTCTATGCTCAGGAAGCTATGGAAGTTCGCTATGTAGCAGAATTCAAAGCAGGTGTGCAGATTGCATTTCCTAACGAGATTGTAAATTTTGTTTTAGCATAAGTAACGGGGGTGTAATAGCCCCCATTTAATTTTATAAAAATATGCCGTGTGCAGTAGTTTCAGGATATACATTAGATTGTAAGGACGCAGTAGGTGGCTTAAAGAACATCTACTTTGCGAATGGTTTAGTTTCAGCAGCTACAATCACAAGTTCAGTTTCAGGCGGGATAAGTTTAGTTTCAGGAGTGCAATTCTACAAGTATGAATTAATGCCACAGGCAGCCGATTCATTTACCGAGGAAATTACATCAGCACCTGCAAACGGAACTATCTTCTATACTCAAACATTGGTAGCAAACTTCGCTAAAATGAGTCAAGCACAAAGAGCCAAATGGCTTGTAATTGCTCAGGCAAGATTGTTAACTATCATTGAGAAGAAGGATGGAACTTTTTGGTTGTTGGGCCAAGTTAATGGAATGGAAGTTAGCGCAGGAAGTCATACTTCAGGTGCAGCAATGGGAGATTTTAATGGAGTTCAATTAACTTTAACAGGTATGGAAGCATTACCTGCTCAAGCATTGGTAAGTTCATCAGCATTTACCACAGCATCATAAGCATTGATTGTGTGTTTTCATATATTTATTGGTGATTAAGCCCCTTAATTGGGGCTTTTTCTTTGCAACATTATGAACTTTCAATACTTTACAATATGATTAACTTAGAATTAGGGTTGAATGCAGTAGCATTGACACTTAAAGAAGATACTCCAAGTGGTTATGCACTTAATTCGTACTTGTTTAAATTCTTTTCTCATGCTACAAATGATACTTTGTATTTTTTAGGACAAGTACAAAACTCTGACAAGGAAAGATACAGCCAAGTTAACATAACAGTAGTTAATAGTATTGGTCAGCAAGATTTAACACAAGGTATTATCTACCTACCTAATACTGGCTTCTATGAATATACAATCTATGCACAAGAACAACCTGATATAACACCTCAAGCGAGTGACGTATTATGTGAACAAGGTCGAGTACTATACGCATTTAATGAGGCAACTATAACGAGCTTCTCACCTGACATCGAAACAATAATATACAATGGATAAATACACATTCTATACAAGCGAACCAATCAGCAGTTATAAAGTTCCAATCTTCGAAAAGGAACGCAATAAAGATTGGGTGAGATATGGAGAAGATAATGCATATCCTCAATATCTTTGCGACCTTTTTAATAAGTCAGCAAAGCACAATGCTATCTTAACAGCTAAGCAAAAATATACTTTTGGACGTGGCTTAAAGATAGTTGATGGCAAAGAATCCGCTCAAGCTATTAAGGCTCAAGATATGCTTTTGA